TAAGACCTGTGACATCTCTTATCATCTGTAAGTAATACTGATAAGTTTGTATAAGCGCTTGTATCTTGCTCATACCTGACGATGTTTGTAATTCTTGTATAGGCACTTTAGCTCTGTTAGGATCACCGTCTTGTGTTAATGATCTACCAACTATACTACCAGTTTGGAAGTACATATTAAGAGCTTCTTGTGGGTTGTAATTTGTTCCATTACCAAGATCAACTTCAGCCAATCCATCAACATCTACAAAAACACCATCTGGCACCATACGTGCTAGTACTTGCTGTATTTTCAAGTGAGTTAACTGTATCATGTCAGCAAAGCCTATAGTTTTACTAACTATACTTTCAACCCTACCTTTATACATTCTAGGCGCGGATATGGTGTAGTTCATATTAACCCTAGTTTGGTCACTAAAAGGTCTAGTCATATTTTCCGCTAACTCCCATTTAAGCATCTTATCATACCCTAATATCTTAGCACCACTGTATAATACTTCTATAGACCTACTAACCCTGTTGAAGTTATCACTCTCTGGCGGGTCAAATGTATCATCTTTCTCTAAAGCTTTTTCTAAACCTTGATCTGTCTGCTTTATTTTAAATACTTGGTTGCTGTAAGTTTTGTACTCAAAATATAACACCTGAACATTGTCATTGTTACTATCTTGTCCATTAAAATTTCTAGTTCTGGTTGAATCACCTGGGTATTGCTGTATCTCTATAAGATCTTTGTCAGTTAGTTTTGGAAATTGCTTTTTAACTTCCTCTAGAGGTACACTTTTAACTTCACCTACGTAATATATATCCTCAAAATTTGGATCTTCTGTATAAGAGTGTACTAAGCTAACTGGATCTACGTAATCAACAGTGACTCCGTTAGCTAAATTAAAATCAGTTTTACTAGCACCTATACCTAAAACAACTAGATCGTATGAAACTCTTTTCTTAACTTCTTCATACTTATTATAATCTAGTACATTATTTATAAGCTCTTCTTCAGCTATTTCAATAGCCTGCTTATATGTCAGTTGCATATGTAGCTCTAACTCCTCTTTGCTTTTAGGTAATTGATCTGCGGGTATATTAGTTCTACTTAAATCTATGCCAAAGTTTTGTTTAGCATCCTGTATTAAATCTTGAGAAAAAGCATCTTCAGCTAAATCAGTAGCGTGTTGTGTTCTTTCTTTCACAGCGAAAGGATCTGATGCAAATGATTTTATTTCATAGCCCTTATCTGTCATACCATTAACAACTATGTCGACAAACTTAGATAACACAGCTACGGGTTTCCAGTCTAGATTTAAATAACTTAAATCACCATTTATTGATAACTCATCTTTATACTTTTGAACTGACTGCTCTCCTCTAGCATACAATCTCAACTTGTGGAAATATTGCCAATTACTAGCAAACCTACCGCCGACATTAGTACCTCTATCACCCTTGAACCATTCATTCTCAATAGCTCTACCTACAGCATAACCATATTCTAAAGTTTGCTTTTCTGCGTCTGGTACTACCTGACTAGGGAAAGAACTGTTTGTGTTAGTATAAATCATTTATTTTATTATTTTTGAAATACTTCCGTTGTTATCATATCTGTTAAAAGATAGTTGTACTTTTGTTTTTTGTGTCTTGTAAACTGGTGAATACTTGTTTTTATTACAAGCCATAGCCGCTAGACCAGAACTTATAGTAGCATCATGTTTTGTTCTATTATTTATGTTAAACCTAGCCCAGTCTTCTAGTGTTCTTTGAAAATACATTTGACCATAACTATCACCTTTGTAACCAACGTGATCCTCTATATATGTTTCAATAGACGCTGCGTGAGCTTGTTTAATATCCTCGCTAGAGTTTGGTATTCCACCAATTTCTTTTTCAGTAACTGATAATTTATTATATATTTTATCTGGTCTATTTATAGAGAAATTTCTATAACCTCTCCTTCTTAAGTAGTATAATAACCTAGGTTTATTATTTTCAGCTAATATAGGCATACCATAAAAATGTAAAGCCATTAAAACGTCTTCAAAAAATATCTCAGCGGTTTGTGGCCTAGCTATATACTCTAGGAAAAACATATTAGATGGAGCATTGTCCATATTAAATTTAGTTAAGCCATGTAAAGCCCCGTTAGATCCTCTCTTGTCAACTGTACCTGATATATCGTAACTATCACATCCAAAAGCACCTATGTGCTCGTTACCTGGATATTTAAGTCCGTTTTTTATAACAATGTTGTTTTGTAAGTTCATTGACGGAACCCAAGATACATAAAACCTACCATTATTATTTGGTTTAAATTCAACAACAGTGTCTTTGACGTCACCTCTCCATTGAAAACTACCTCTAGTAACTAAATTCTTATTTCTAACTTCTTCATTATAATCTATCTGTTCGTATATCTTTGTTAAATTATATAAAGATAATTTAGCTTCATCTCTAAAAGCATGTTTTTCAGTTCTTGGAAACTGTCTATAATATTCGTTTAAACCGTCTTGATCGTTTTTTAAACCTTCTACTTCATTTTCCCAGTGCTCTATTACTCCTGTAAGTATTAATTCACCTGTTGGATCGATAACTTTTTCACTTGGCGTATCGAATACAGGTACTCCATAAGCGTCGATGAATCCTTCGTAATTCCATTCCATAGGTATGAACAAACTATATAATCCTGAACTAGTCTGTCCATTGCGGTTTCTCTCCCTGACGTCTGAAGCATAATATAGTTTTTTAAAATTAGCACCACCTTTATCTAAAGCGTTTGAGGTACTACCCATCATACACTTACCTACAATTCTTTTACCTAAACGTAAACAGGTTTTTGTAACCCTCCAGTTATTCAATATATTGTCTGGTCTCTCCCACTTTCCACTTTCATCGTGTACTAGTATTTTTAGTTTTTCACCATCGTACGAGTTGTCCCCGGTATTTTTCCAGTCGATCGTTGTATCGAGACCCTGCCTTTCCTCTGATGAAATTCCTTCGTCGAGTTTTTTACGGGTAAGTTTCGAGGCTGGGACCCTATAAGCGAGTTCCGTCTTCGGCCTGTCCATACCGTCCTGGATTGGTTTGAAGAAAAAAGGATAGTTGACTGAGATGGGGACGACCTTATCAGTAAACATCTTTTTGGCGTCTTGCCCTGACTTTGATAAAATGCCAAATCTTGAATCTGTGGATATTGTTGCGAGATTAACCGCCTCGCTTGATGCCATGAAAGAGAAACCTGACCGTCTGTTTTTAAGATAACACATTCCGTAACACCGTACATCCGCTTTACAAGCCTCCCAGAATATAAAGAATAATCTGTTCGACTCTCTATAGTCTGCTGCCCCAACATCAATCTTGGACCACTGCAGGAACATATAGTGAGTGCCAGTAATATAATTGCTATCACCGTTATTCTTGAACCAAAAACCCTCTTCACGTCTTTTAAACTCTTCGTCAATATAGTCATACCATTTTTCTTTAAATGCGTTAGGATATTTTTCCCAGTCAAAAACGCTTTTTATTTTTAACAGCTCTTTAGGGTAGTTTAACTTTTCCCATTTTTGCTCTACCTTCTTATTTGAACGCTTGTAGACTTTTTCAGGCTCAGATGGTAAACCTATAACTAAGTTTTGTACTTGCACTACTTCACCTAAAGTACCGTCTTTACTTATTATAACTATATCGTGATCAGCGTCGTAACCATAACTCCACTTTTTGTGTCTGTTATTCTTCTTTATAACTGATGGCTTTATATAATCGTCTAGCGTTTTTACTAATGTTTGCTCGTACATCATTTAGATCTCCCTTCCGCAAAACCTCTAAAAGGTTTTTCTTTAGCATTGTCAGTTTCATTTATCATACTTTTCTCTTCTTCTATACGTGTTAGTATTTCAAAAGCGTCAAATATAGCTAGCTTCTTTGTAGCCGCAGCATTCTTTAATCTATCAGCAGTTATATCATCGCCTGAATCTACTATAGGTTCTTTAGCTACTTTTATTAACTCCTCAACTGCTTTTTGCCCAGCTTGGATTATACTGAGCTTGGTTTTTTTCGTGCTCATACTTAATTACAATATCTTTTGATTTCATACAATATAATAATTCATCATTGACGATGAATTCAAATTCACTATTAGGTGTGAAGCCCACAACATCATTCTCGCTTATTTTAAGAGCTTTTAAGAAGCTATTACCGTATTTAAGTATTCCAATATGGTTTTTCTCTTTCTTTATCCCTAAATCATCCCTATCAATTATAGGCGCTACGAAGCATCTACCATTAAAAGGTTTCCACGAGTTGTTTTTACCATACATATATATTTGATCTAGTTGGCAAAAATACTTGTTATCTTTAAAATACTTACTACTATTAACCTCTTTACCTTTTTGATTGTAGTATCTTCTAAATATATTGTGATGAACTATTACTTCATCACCTACTTTTATGGGTGTATTTATTGCTATTGGCACAGAGACCACTATAGCTTTATTGTTTACAAATTTATGGCTTTCTATTTTAGAATTTAAAACCAAATTTTTGTCACCCACTTTTAATTCATTATCGTATCTTTGTCCTACTGGCTCTATAATAAAATCATACACACTATTCATTAGTACTGAAGATCATATTCAATAGATATTGCCATGTTAGAATTAAACTTCTTCCACGGCAACACCTCGTTATTTTTCTTTATATATATGTTATAAGAATTATCTTGTTCTTCAAGTAGTATATAAGCTATTTTATGACCACCATAAACCTCCTGACCTATAGAGTAATGCATTGCATCATTCTTATAGTCAGAACCTATACTTATTTTTCTTACAACAGAACTCATTATTCCGCTATCTCAAGAGTTTTTGTTTCTTCTTGCTTAGCTTCTTCATAAGTACCATCAGCTAAGTTTACAGTGATGTCACCATACTCTTCTCTGATTTCAGCTTTGATACCATCTAATTCTTTTACAGCTTCAAAATGTGCTGCTAGGTATTCTGCTTTTCTTGCCTCTAAAAATCCTACTTCTGTAAGTATAGAGTTCATTTTTCCTGTTGCGTCTTTGATAGACTTTAATTGTTCATCTGTTAATTTTGCCATTTTATTTAATTTAATTGGTTATTTTTATATATAATCACACTGTTTATCTCTTAATTACTTTTTGAATATAGGTCCTAATTTATCTACAATTTTTTCACCACTTCTACCTATCACATAACCTCCAATACCTATTTCTAGTAAACTCCAGAATTGAGGTTCTAACGTAGGTGTTATCAGTTGTGCTGATAATTGTGATATGAATTTTGTATATATTATTATAAAACCAAATGAAAGCATTAGTATTGGTCTCCAGCTTCTCTGCAACCAATTACCACTAGCTTCAGCTACAATAATCTCAGTCTGCATTTTTTGTAGTTCTAGCTGAGCATCTTGTAGCACTTTAAATATTTCATTTCTAGCATTTAGTCTTTCTTCCTCACTAGTGAATAAGTTATCAACTACATCACCTACTTGTTTAAATACTTTAGTGCTGAAAAAATCTAATATCTTTTTCACTATTTTTTATTTTTTATCTCTATAGCTTGTTTAACTGTCTTACCTTTGTTTTCAACTGGATATCTAGCAGGGTTTAATGTAGCTCCTTTGTATTTAAACTCATTAATTTTACCCTCAACTTTAACAGCTCCTGGATATTGTTTTAGTATTTCAGCATCTGTTCTCATCCTTGCTCCTTCTACTGGATCTGGGTTTGGCATAGTTAATGCACTTGGTACTCCTTGTCCAGTTTTAGGCATGTTCATTCTACCTGGTGATTGTTTATAAGCCATAATTACCTTTTATTGTTTTTAGCCTTTCTGGCTTTAAGTTTGTCTACTCTTCTTCTTTTTGCTAATGCTTTAGAGTTAATCCCTTTTTTAGCACCATCACCTGCTTCTATACCTTTTTTAGTTTGTCTAGCTATTTTTTTATCCAGCCTAGCGTTTCTTTTAGCTTTGCGTTCGTTTTTACGATCTTCTTTTTTTACTTCACGTTTAGACTTAGGCGCCTCTTTTTTGGTTGGTTTTGATTTATTTATTTTAGGTGTAGAGTCTAATTCAACTCCTTTAGAAACACCTTCAGTTTTGATCGATTTAGCTATTTTATTTTTACCTGTTTTTTCAAACTCTTTTTTTCTGTTATATTTTGCAGCGTGAGCTTCCATCACTGGATCTACAGGATCCTCGTTAGAGTTATTTTTTATTGGTGATAAAAATTTTTTTATTTTAAATGCCATAATTATTTTGCTTTTTTATACGC